TTACCAGTCCCGAGCCTCCAGCGCGGCCACGCCATCGGCGGCCAGAATCCGGCGCTGGACGCCCTTCGTGTAGACCTCGGAGGTCTTTGCCTGGGTGTGCGACATGACCGCCATGATCTGGTGCTGCGTGCATCCCGACTCGGCCATCAGCTCGGCAACGGCCTTGCGGATGCCGTGAGATGACTTGTCGGGCAGGCCCGCGTCGTCGCACCAGCGGCGGACCTGGTTGCGCAGGCTTTCCGCGCTGGTGAACGGACGCCCGCGTTTTCCCAGGATGTAGGCGGGGCCCACAACGGTCACGGCACGGGTCGCCTCGAAGAGCGGGCGGGCCATCGGGATGCTGACGAAGGCGGACCCACGCTTGCGCGGTTGCCATTCCAGGAAGATCTGGCCGTCCCGGATCCGCTCATTTCCCCGACCCAGCCAGATTGCATCCCCGATCCGGCAAGCCGTGAAAGCCTGCAGGGTTAGCCAGAGGTGTGGGGTGCTGCCTTTCGGGTGGCGGTCCTTGAACTTGCGCAGATCCTCTGCTGTCCAGGGCGTTGCACCGCCAGCCGGGCGGCGGTTGATGGCCGTGATTCCAGCAGCGGGGTTGTGTCCAATTTCTCCGCGCTCGATCGCCCATTGATAGACTGCGCGACCGGTCTTGATCAGGTTGTCGGCGGCACCGGGCCGATCTGCCCAGGCGTCCCGGATCGCGACGAAGGCGGCGGGCGGGGCGTCCATGTCATAGTCGCCGTAGCGGTCGCCTTGTGTTTCCGCGTGGTCGCAGAGCCGTGTCAGGACACTCCGGCGCTGGCGGAGCGTGTCGGGGGACATCTGCCCGGCCTCCACCATCTTGCGCAGGTAATCGAGGTATCGGGTGCAGAGCCAGTCCAGTGACCGTTCCACCGCAACAGGCGTGTCGGGCTGATAGATCTGGCCGGCACGCGCGGCATAGTAGTGGTCCAGGAAGTCGGCGTGATCCGGCCCGACAGGCAGGGCGATCCGGCGCGACGTGTCACCCTCAACCCGGACCCGCCACCGCGGTGAGCCGTTCCGGTGTGTCTCGCGCAGGAGGCCTGGAAGTCTGACGCGCATCTATCCTGTCCGCCATTGTTTCGGTTTTGCCGGTGCCGGGACCACCTGTAGCGGGGCCTGCCCATCATAGGGCAGGCCATCGGCCCAGGCGTCAAGATCGCGCCGGTCATAGAGCACGTTCCCCCCGTCGCGCTTGCAGGGCAGGTCGAGCTGGCGCAGCTTGCTGAGCGAGACGCCCAGGTAATGCGCCGCCGCCTTGGCCTGCATCAGCCTTGGGAGGAAGTGATAGGTCATGCCTTCTTCTTGTCCCTGCACTTCATCGCCAGTTGGCGCATGGTGATTTCGACGGCGCCGTGCTGGACCGCGAGGGCGCGCTTTCTGGTGGCTATGTCGAAATGCTCGTTGGCCGTGCCGCGCTTCTGGATCCAGCGCCGGGCCACGCCGATCTTGTCGGCCATCGCCAGCAGTTCGTCGGTCGAGTCCGCGATCATGTGGCACATCTTCATCCGACCGTACTGGCCCAGCGGTGTGCGGTGCATGTCATCGACATAGACGGTCATGCTGCTCCTCCTTTGCGGGCCACCCGCACGGCCTGTTCCAATTCTGCCGTTGCCATGATCGTTGGTTTCAACTGCGCTGGCGCGTCGTCGTATCCCGTGGTCCAGCGGCCCGAGAGACGGGGGAGCATCGACCGGGGGATGCATTTCCAGTTGGCCGGGTCGGTATTGGTCCGGTCTCCGTCCAGGCATTTCAGGGCGTGGCCCTCCGGCACGGGGCCGTTTGCTTCTTCCCAGCGGATCAGGTGGACGGCGCGCCAGCGAGACTGCAGCGGCATCCCGTCGTGGATCTTGCGTTCCAGGTAGCCATCCTTGCTCAGGCGTTCTGTGCCGATCGGCTTGTAGAGGTCGACCGCTACACCACGGCGCTCCCCTTTCTTGAACCGGCCTTGTTCGCTGCCAGGCGGGTTGAAAGGTTTGCCCTTGTTGTGCGGTGCCTGACCTTTCTGGAAGCGCCCCGTGCGACCGGTGAGCCAACCCTTGCGCTTGCACAGGGCGGTCAGATTGGCCTGGCTAACGTCCGGGCGGTCCCAGATGTCGACAAATTCGCGGTGCAGCTCACGGCGGGGCAGGTGGCAGTTGTCGCCGATCCAGAAGAGCTCGGCGTCGGAATAGCTGATCGCCCGGCCCTTCATTCGCTCTTGCTCCCGATCTGGGGCAGCATCGGCAGCACCGCCTGACCATGCTCAGCAAAGAGTTTTGCCGCCTTGAGCTGCAACTCGGCGTTGCTGGTGATCTGATCTGCGACCTGGACGATGGACTCCGCGCGCTTGCACTCGGTCTCGATCATGTCCGCGTCCAGTTTCTCGTCACTGAGGCGTTCGAGCTGGGCGAAGAGGTGGTTGTTGAGGTCGGTGAGCTTGTTTTTCATGTGGCGGCTCCCATTGAGGACCCGCGCCTCTGGCGGCGCGGGCAGTCCGGTTTACGCCGGGCGGCCAAAGACCACCGGCAGGCCGGTGCCTTCGGCGATGCGCGTTGCCACCTGCTGGAACTCTGCCTGGCGGCGGTACTCGACCCGGCGCCAGACGAAGCCGAGTTTCAGGCCGCCGGCGGAGGGGCGGAACCGGAAGCTGGCGGTGATGTCGACAGGCGCCTCGCCCGCGAAAAGCGGGATCTGCAGGGTGAACTGGGTTGGCACCTTCATCTCGCCCTTGGTGTGGGTCTCGGTCTCGTAGACGATGGACCGTTCGCCGGTTTGCAGCCGGGTCGAGGACTTGAAGTTGACGCCCTGTGTCGCTTCGAGGTCGCGCGCGATCTCGATCATGACGGTAGGTTCCGGGGCGATGATGTCGTTGGCGTTCTCGTCCAGGAACTCGGCAAAGGCCATCTGGTCGATCAGCTCACCCTGGATGTCGTTCCATCGCTTGAACTCTTCGCTTTCGCGCAGCTGCAGGGTGGCCGTGTGCTTGCGCGGGCTGGGGGCCAGCGGTTCCTCGTCCAGGTTGCTGGCGTGATAGTCGAGGCAGGCCATGACGCGCAGGCTGTCGATGTCCGCGATCAGCAGCGAGTCCTCGGTGCTGAACCGGTTGGCGTAGGTGATCAGCGACTGAGCATCGTCCACCACCGGCTGTGCCATGATGTGCGGCGGCAGGGCGTGCGGATCCGGGATCTCCGTCAGCTTGAAATCGGTCGGGCCAAAGGTGAAGCGCTTGCCGTTTGCGCCCTCGATCACCGGTTCGGCGAGCCGGGCGGCGGTCAGGGTCACGTCCAGCGCGGCGCGCGGGTCGGTCAGTGTGGTGTCGGTCATTTCAGGTCCTTTCGGGTTGGGATTCATTCCGCCGCGTCGCGGCGGCTTTCGACCTCGTCCAGCCAGTCGCCCTGGTTGGGGTCGCGGCGCGACAGGCGTGCGTCGTCGCTGAGGAAGTAGATTCCAGCGCCCAGCTCGCGGCGCGGCTTCTTGGCGGTGACTTGCGGGACGCATTCGATCTGTCCGGCCTTGTTCACCTTGAGTGGCAGTTTCAGCGTGATCTCGCCGCTGTTCCCGGTCTCCTGGATTGCCTCCAGCACCTCGGCCAGGCGGGTGTCCATCTCGCGCAGCAGTTCGCCGCGACGGAAGGTCTGGAGAAGTTCGAGGAAGTTCAGTTCATCGCGTGCCATGGGTGTCCTTTCCTGTGTGGCGCAGGCCGAAGCTGAGGAACCTGCGGGCGTCCTTGATTTCGTCGGAGCTGCCCACCTCGATCAGCAGGCGGGCGGCGTCGCGGATCGTGGCGTCGTCGTGATCGGCGGGCAGGGCGAGGATTGCGCGGGCCTCGGCGGGGGTCATTGCAGGCCTCGTGCGTAGAGGGTCAGGCCCGCCGTGACGGCAGCGAAGAGGGCCACCAGGCAGACCGCGGCCTGGCGTTCGCCGCGGCGCATGACGGGCCATTCGCGGCCCAGCATCAGCGCCATGACGACGGTGGCGATCAGCAGGACGCCCGCGACGATGCTGAGGATCGTCTTCATCACGGCGCCCCAAGTGTCAGGCGCGCGGCGGTCAGCGCGAGGATCGCGAGGATGGGTAGGGCAAAGGCCCAGCGGCGGCGCCTGCGCCGGGCGGCCTCTCGCTCTGCGACCTCGGCGGCCTGGGCCGAGAGGTGCAGGCGCTGGGGGACCTTGTGGATGGGCCGTGTGTCCACGCGCGGTGCCTCACCCATGCCGATGTCCTCCATTCCGGCATCACTGGTGCCGTAGGTGTGTTCGGCGATCTGCTGACCGCCCCATTGGTCATGCGGAGTCATGCCGCACCGCCTTCCGACCGGTGCCGCGCGATGGCTGCGCGGGTGGCGGGCAGGGCGCGGGCAAGGGCGGCGTCGATTTCGTTGACGGGGGTGGGCAGGCGCAGGAGGCGCGAGAGGCGCTGAGGGTCGATGGCGGCGCTGGTGCCGTCTTCGAGCTGCTGGCGGGCTTTCAGCCGCAGCCAGGCGTCCAGACTGGTGATCCGGTCAACCGCGCCCGAGGGCGGTACGACCAGGTCGGCGGTGAAATCGCGAGGGATGCGTTTGGGCATGGGACCTCCATCGGGATGCGGGGCCGTGCCATTCGGACGGGCGGCCTGTTTCCGGGTTGGATTGATGCGTGATAGCGTCAGGCGCGAGGCGCGCGATTCCGGCACGCGCCTCGCCACATCCCCAATGAAACGAGACTTCACAGGAGACATGTTCAGATGAGTGACATTGATGCACTGCACGCCCGGTACAGGGCTGCAAGGGTAGGCTTTGAAAAGGCGCACAGCGCCTTGCTGGATATACACAAACGAATTGTCGAAGTTTGCAGGTTGGTCGTTGGTTCCGCAGCAAGCCCTGGGCAAAGCCCGCTCAACGCGCTGACCCTGAACCCAGCTTTCAAGCCTGGGATCAATGACTGGCCGGCGCGCCTTCCTGATCGCGATGAGCTGCGGGGCGCCCTGGCGGACTACGACCGCGCCCGGGTCGAGTTCGTCGAGGCCTATGAGGCGTTGCCCGAGGGTGAGCGCAGGCATGTCAAGGAACCGCCCCGGCATCTTACGCATCCGTTCTGACGGGGATTTCGACAATTCGGTGAATGTGACCGTCGAAGCCACGAAAGATCAGAAGTTTGTGTGGGCTGCCGTTGATGCGGATGCACTCGCACTGCGCCGTGCCATTGCAACGATATCCTGCCAGCAGCGCGCGCAGGCGGCGGTTTTCTTCGGCAAGCTCCGAAAGTTCGCGCGACAGGACGTCGATGCAGGCCTCGGCGTCCATCTCGTCGCGCTCGAAGTTTCCGGCGCTCAAGGTTTCCAGCAACTTGTCAGTCATAGGGCCTCCATCCAAGTGCCTGCCTGACGGCGGGCGGGGTGTCCCGGCGGGTGCATCGCGGGGGATGTGGCCGGGGTGGGATGAAGCATGTAGAGCAAAAATGCTCAACATTAGTCAAGCAAAAACGCACACGCTCAACGCGCGGGCGCTCGGCTTAGGTGTTTTGATTCGTGTCTCGCAGCGCGAAGACGACCGGGCTTCGGGTTAGGCGACCCCGATGACAATGCTGCCGTTTTCCCCGTTTGATAGGGAGAACGCGACTGAGATTTGATTCCCGAACCGGTTTGAACTCAGCAGCGCGGTACCTGTCGCGCCGTTGTTGCATTCCAGGGGGATCGTCTTGTTGGCGGACTTTGCGATCCCTTTGCTTGAGGCAAAGACGGACCGGCACTGCCACCCTTTGGGACTTCTGATGAAGAGCTCATGGGCTGCACCGAGCGGGTCGACTAGGATCTCGCCTGCGATGGCTTCGCCGCGTTGGGTTGAGCCGCTACCGCCTACGGGTACGGGGGAGCATGCGGGCAGGGTGACTGCAAGAAGGGTGGCTGAAATCACAGCGTAGTGGAAACTCATTCTAATAAACCTTTCATGGGCTTATGGTCTTGCCTGCCAATGGGCGGCCGCGCGCAACCTCGGCAGTGCCTTAGTCCAACATAGACTCAATGGCGTCGAGTTTCGCGCGTAATTTGGCAATGCCATCGCGGTCAACGGTCGCGACGATCTGGGCGATTGGACCTACCACCGCAACCTTGATCTCGTTGATGGCCTGAGCGTTTGGCGCTGCCGGTTCAGAGTCCAATTTTGCAAGGGTCTCGTCTGCGACGGTCCGGGGGCGCGGCTGGCTTGGGGCGTTGCGGTAGACGGAAATGGGTTCTTGGAAGTCTTTCGGGACAAAGTCCGCCGGGTCTATCCCGGTCGCTTGGTAAATCGCGGCGACAGTCTTGGCTGATAGGGGCTCTTTCAGTCGCAGCGGCCTGTTGATGGTCGATGCCGCGACGCCAATCTCCTCGGCCAGTCGGTTCATCGACCATTCTTTCGCGTCAAGAACGTGGGTCAGGTATTCGCCGGTCCAATTCGTCATGTGGCGATCATGCGATTATGAGCGCAAACGCGCATCAAGCAAAAACGCTCTTGACCGAAGTGGAGCAAAAACGCACAACAGAGGGCACGTAAACCGAAAGGCGTAGCATGTCCGTTGTCGAGCAGCTTGCGAAGATTGAGGGCCGATTGGGTGAGGCGGGCATTTCTGTTGCGGCCCTTTGCCGGGAGGCAAGTATCGCGCAATCGACCTGGCAGCGTTGGAAATCCGGAGCGCACTATCCCAATCTCCGAAACCTCGAAGCGGTCGAAAAAGCGTGCGGTGACCTCTGTCGTGGGTCCACGCAGACCGGAGACGCCGCATGACCGCCGCCGCCTTCACCGCCTTCCTCTTCCTCGCCGCCCTGGTCGGCGCGCTTGCCGGGTTCGGCGCGGGCTGTCTTGCGGCTTGGGCGATCCGGCAGGGGCGTGACCAGGCGCCTTGCGGAAGGATCGTGGCGGCGGTGCCGCAAACCCCGCCACCGCCGAAGCCCGCGAGGGTGCCGCGCCGCGTCCCCGTGATCGCCATCGGCGATGACATTCGTGTCCGGTGGCGGCCGTGATGTCGGTCTGTCTGTCCCATGCCCACAGCCTGCCTGTCTCTCGCGGGGATGCACAGGAAACGAGGTTTCCGGATGAGTGACGCGCGCACCATCAATGCGGCCATGTCGGCGCTGATCGACGGCACGTTCGGCTGTCTCGACGCTGCCGCCGAGACGATCAATGCGCGGCTTGGCGGGCAGGTCGGCAAGGGCACCCTGTCCAAGTATCTCAGCGGGCAGTTGCAGTGGCCGCTGGCTTATGTCTGGGCGCTGGAGGATGCCGCCGGGCGCTACCCGGTCACGCGGATGATGGCCCGGCGGCTGAGCCCGGACGGGAACCGTGCCTCGGGCCATCTGTTCGAACATGCCGGGGTCATCAGCAAGGAATCCGGCGAGGCCGTGGCGGCCATTCTTGCGGCCCAGCAGTCGGACACGGCCCGCGACACGGGGCAGGCCATTGTCGAGGTCGACGAGGCGATCGAGGCGCTGACGGCGGCGCGATCCAAGCTGGCGGGGTGCCCATGATCTGCCCGCCCATCACTCACGGAAAACCGGCGCTCGGGCATGGCGCCGGTCAGCAGGCCGGGGGCGTGCAGACGTCCCCCCGGGCGGTCTCCGGCCTGCGCAATCAGATCCCGTCGCGTGCTGTGGTTGCTGGCGCGTGGTGGGAGGCCACCGCCGGTGCAGGGTCCGGTGGGCCGCAGACCCGGCGCAAAGTCACTTCCCTGCGCGCCTCTGTCGTGATGGGCGCGCGGCACCTGCCCCGGCGGTTCCTCATGGCCGCTGGGGCCTTTCTGTTGCTGGCCACCGGCGTGGCGGCGCAGGCGGTACAGGGCTGCGCGGAGCGTGACCGGATCATGGTCGACCTGGCGGAAGGGTTCGGCCAGCGCCGGGTCGCCGTGATGCTGTCGCAGGGGTCTGTCGTCGAGATCTACGCGCACCCCGAGCTGGGCGAATGGACGGCGCTGCGGGTCGGGCCGGATGGCCTGGCCTGCGTGATCGACTTTGGCGAGGTGTTCTTTGCCGTCGATGACCGCCCGCCAGAGGGTGATCCGCTGTGACGCCCCGATTGAACAGGAGGGAATGATGGGACAGGCCTTTGTGAACAGGGACCGGCTGTGCGTGTTGCACGCGCGCGGGCTCAGCGATCGCGAGATCGCCGATACGCTGGGGGTGGCCGTGAACACGGTCTGGCGCCACCGCCGGGCGATGAAGCTGGACGCGAATACGCCTTCGAACCGTTTGAGCCCGGAGGATGTCGACCTGATCCGCAAGCGGGCCGGGGAAGGGTTCACTGCCGCCTCCGTCGCGGGTGAATTGGGGGTGACGAAACCTGCCGTGGCCTCTGCCGCGCGTCGGGAGGGCATCACGTTCGGCGCAGGGCGGCGCGAGGAAATCCGGTGCCGTGCGGAGGCGATTGCCGCCAAGACGCGGTCGGGCTGTACGCAGTCCGAAATCGCCGAGGCGATGGGGATTGCGGTGACGACGGTGCGCAAATGGCAGGTTCGGCTGCGCAAGCGCGGCGTTCTGCCAGCGCTTGACGCGACGCCGGTCGCGGCGGTGCCTGATGTGCCGCGGGTGGCGGCGGTGCCTGATGTGCCGCGGGTGGCGGCGGTGCCGCCCAAGCCTGTCGCCAAGGCGGAGCCCGACCCGCTGGATCGCCTGCGGGATCGGTTCGGGGCGGAGGTTGTCCAGGCGCTGGCCGGGATCGGGCGCAAGGGCAGTTACCGGCGCCTGTCCGAGGTGGCGGCGACGCATTCCCTGCCGGTGAAGTCGGTCGAGGGGATCTGGCACCGGGTGCGGGCGGCATGAGCGGGGCGGGGCACATGGGGCAGGTCACGCGGCGCGGCGTGCTGCGGCTGGGTGGGGCGGCGGCGCTGGCCGTCGCCCTGCCGCCCGTGCCGGCGTCCAGCCGTCCGGTGATCTTTGCCGATGGGCTGCGCGACGACAGCCCGGCGTTGAGGGCGCTGTTGTCCGGTGCGCCGGTCGATTTCGCGTCCCCTGCGGCGCAGCGCGGGATCTGGACCGATGGGGGGCGTGTTGCCATCCGCGACAGCCATCTGCGCATCACCGAGGGGTTTGCGGTGTCCGGGCCGGTGCGCGCCGTGACGATCATGGGGTGCGTGATCCGGTCGTCCGCGCCTTCGGTCTTCGATGTGAGCGCGCAGGGGTCTGCCCGGGTCGAGTTTCGCCAAAACCTCATCGACTTCGTGGGTGCGTCATGAGCGCGCCGGGTGTCATGCGGCTCGTGGTGCCTCTGGCGCATCTGCGGGTGAAGCTGGTGCTGGAGGGCGGGCAGGGGACGTTTGGCGTCTTTGCGGCGCCCGACAGTCCCGCGCCGGACAAGGTGCTGCTGAGCGGCATGGTGGGCGGGGACGATGGGCTGACCTCTGCCGGGCTGTTCGAGCTGGCGGTGCAGGTGGCGGTTTTCGAGAAGGCGATGGCGGAGGATGCGGCGTGAGTGGAGAGGCGGACACTTACTGGAGGCTTATGCCGTTGCGCGGTGCACGGAAGGATGTTCTTCACGGGATCATCGACGACATGCCTCGCAAGTACGGTGGCAATGCCGGACGATCTGAGGGAGAGTGGACAGTTTACCCCGGTACAAATGCTGGGTGCCGGGCTCTGATCGAAGAGGCTCGCGAAAAGTATCGGGAAGAAGAATGCCGAGGATCGTGGCCGGGGCGTGCCACGCCACAACGGCGGCGTGAAGCTGTTCATTGCGTCCTCCCTGCCAGCGAAGTCAACGCCTGGCTGGCCACGTTGCCAGAGAAGGTGGACGCATGACCCCGCGGGCGCGGTTCGTCATCTGCGCCGCCGCGCTGGCGGCCAACCGGGGCGGGATGTCTTGGGATTCGCACCTGCTGTCGCCGCTGTCCTCTGCCTGCGAGGCGCTGCCGGGCTTGCCTGCGGGTGACGCCCTGGGGCCGGTGCGCGGGGCCTGTGAGGCCCTGCTGGCGGCGCGTCTGGGCGGGGATGCTTTTGCCTACGGTCAGGCCAAGGATGCGCTGCAGCTGCGGCTGGCGGCCTACTGGGCCTTGAAGGTGCGCGAGGTGGCGGCGTGAGTCACAAGGCGACCAACTGGCTGTCCGACCTCGACCCGGCGCTGTTGTCGGCCTCGGAATTCCGGGTGCTTTTCTATCTCTGTGATTGCCACAATGCGAGTGCGGGGTGCTTCCCCTCGCAGGTCTACTTGCGCGAGCGGGCCGCCGTGTCGAACGGCACGGTCAACAACGTGCTCAACAGCCTGGAGACCAAGGGGCTGATCCAGCGCCACCAGAGCCGGGACGGGCGGACGAAACGGCAATGCCCGACCCGCTACATCTTGGGGTTCGAAATGGGCAAACCGCAAGAGCCGACTCCAGAAACTGGAGGCGGAAACGGGGGCAAATCGGGCGGCGGATCGGCGGCGAAAAAGCCCCGGAAACCGGGCAAGCCGGCTCCAGAATGTGGAGTCGGAGCCGACTCCAATCTGCGGGCCGACCCGACTCCAATTTCGGGGGCGACCCGTCTCCAGCCCACTGGAGAGGAACCTGTAAGTAACCAGGAAATAACCAGCGCGGGCGCGCGCGAGGCGGCGGATTTCAACCCGATGGTGGCGAAATCGGCGGAGCGGGCGGTGGCCGATTGGCGGCGGGGGCGGACGGAGGCTTTTGCCGACCTGCAGCCCTGGGTGCTGGCGCACATCGTTTCGGCGAACCTCCTGACCGATCAAGAGCGGCAGGCGGCGGGACTTGGCTGAGAAAAGGGGAAAGGCGATGACGGGCAGTGACACGATCGAGACGAAGCGCGGGCGGGTGCGGGATGCGCTGGTCGCGGGGCTGGGGTTCCGGTTTCCCAAGGGCGTGAAGCCCGAGGATGCCAAGCGCAAGCTGGACCGGATCTGCGATGACCTGGTCTATCTCTCGCCCGAGAACCTGCGGCGGGTGATCGGCGCCCTGCGGACCAAGGGCGAGGGCACGGCCAAGTGTTTCTGGCCTGATCGCGCGACCTTCCTCGCCTTTGCCGAGATCGCCCAGCCCCGGGCGCTGGAGGATACCCCGGGCGTGGCGTCGTGGTTTGCCAGTGCCGCCGGGCGCGAGGCGCTGGCGGAGGACCGGCTGGTGTCCGAGTTCCTGTTCTGGGAGCGGATGAAGCGCCCGCCGCAGTCCAAGGGCGACAAGCTGCGGGTGACCGAGGATGCGCGCGAGATGGCCGCGCGGCTGCGCCGGGCGCGGGCGGATCGGGAGGCCGGACGTGCGCCGTTCATGGACGATGCCGAGTGGCTGACCTGGTACGAGGGGCTGGAGGCGCGGGCGCGTGCCCTGGTCGAGGCGGGCAAGCGCGGGGCGGCGGCATGATGCAAGGGCGAGTGGTGGCCTCTGGGTCAGTGAGGCCGGGGCGGGGGAGCAAGCGTGAGGTGTCGATCTGGCATCTGCTGGTCTGGGCGTTTCGGGATGAGAAGGTCTCTCTTGATTTCGATGAACTGGCCTCGGTGTCGGGGGAGAGACCGGGGATCGGGACAGAATGGCTGTTGATGCAGCGGAAGGATCTCGGTTGTCAGATCGACGGGGGCGGGCGAAGCGAACCACATCCCGACGCTGACCTTGTGGCCTCGGCCGTGGCGGCTTTGCCCGAGGGGTGCGGCGGGCGCAGGATGGGTATCTGGATTGCCGAGTTGGCAAGGGCGGACAGGTGGCCGGTTCCGCCTGAGGTCGACCCGGTATGCGAACCGGTGACTTGGCGGAGGTGCAAGCATGGCATGCGTGCGCGGCGCGAGCTGCTGGTGCCGGGGCTGGGGGGTGACATGGGTTATTGGTGCCCCGTGCGGTTCACCGGTGACGCGCGTGCTACGGCGGCGCAGCGACGGAGTTGGCTGGCTTGGTGGGGCGCCCTGCTGGAGTTGCAGACAACCTTTCGGACACGACGGGATCTGACCGGGTTCGTCGTGGATGAGCGGATGCCGCCGCAGCAGCCGTGGAGAAAGGGCTTGACTGAAAAGTCACTCTGTTGACATAGTGCCGTTGAACAGAAGTGCGCCCGGGGCAGAGATGCCACCGGGCGCTTCTCGTTTCGGGACACCCCGAGCGCGCCAGCCGACAGGCGCGAGCAGAGCCGGGGCGCTGCAGCGGCTGGGCGGCGCCACATCCCCCGGCGAGATGTCAAGCGAAAGCGGGTCCTTCCGGCGAAATAAACTTATACGGGGGCGCTAAGCGCGTGGGTTTCGCGGCGGTAAACTAAATGGAAAGCCTAAACATAACGGATGTTTAGAAGCCGGGACACGGTTTAGGCGGGCAGGAAAGGCATGAGCGGACTGACGGCGACACAACTGGCGACAAAGCTGGACCTGAGCAAAGGCCGCATCAGCCAACTGGTGACCGAGGGAAAGCTCGACGGGTGCTACAAGGGGGACGGGCGGTCGCGCCGGTTTGACCTGGCGGCCTGCGCAAACGCGCTGAACAGGAAGCTGGACCCGGGCCAGTTGATGGGGAACGGCGCCCGGACCAGGCAGGCGCTGCGCGAGATCGAGGAAACCGATTCGCCGACGGAGGCTTCGCAGGATGTGCCCGAGCGGGACTCGGCGCCGCTGCGGACCACCGACCAAGCCCGCTATGAAATGGCCCGGACGCTCAAGGCCGAGGAAGAGGCCCGGAAGCTGCGCCGCCTCAATGCGCAAGATGACGGGACGCTGGTCCTGGCGGAACAGGCGGGGCGTGAAGCCCGGCGCGCGCTGGCGGCGGAACTGGCCCAGTTCGAGAACGTGTTGCGGAATGCGGCGCGGGCGGTGGCCGACAAGATGGGGGTCGACTTCAAGACGGCCCGGCAGATCATGATCGACGTCTGGCGCGAGCATCGCAGCGCCCGGGCGCAGCAGCTCGACCAGGAGGCCGAGGCGGCAGAGATGGCGCCGGAAGAACAGGACGCCGATTTCTGAGATGGGTTTCCTGACCTCGGCGCGGGCCGTCATCGCCTCGGCGATGGCCGATGCCATGCGCCCGCCGCCGCCACCCGACATCACGCGCTGGTGCCGGGAGAACATCGTCTTCGACGAGCGGTCGCCGTTTCCCGGCCCGTTCTCGATCCGTCCGGTGCAGTTCCTGGCGGAGATCCACGCGGTATTGAGCCCGGAGCATCCCTGCCGGGAAGTGACGCTGCGGGGATCGGCCCAGATCGCCAAGACGGAATCGGTGATCAACCCGACCGTGGCGGCCTGGCATGAATACATGCCGCTCAATTCGCTGGTGGTGCACCCGACGAACAAGGCGGCCACCGACTGGATCGACCAGAAGTGGTATCCGATCCGCCGGGCGGCGCCGTCGCTGCGGCGCATGTTCGGGCGCGGCGGCGGGGCCGACAAGAACAGCGACGCCAAGTTTCGGCAGGAAACTCTGGACCGGTCCGGCATCCTGAAGGTGACCAGCGCCGGGTCGCCGGATGACCTGGCGCAGACCTCGCACCGGCTGGTTGTTATGGACGACCTGTCGAAGTTCGAGATGCATGCCAAGGGCGACCCCGAGGCGATGGCGGTCAGCCGGGCCGCCGCTTTCGAGGATGCGAAGATCCTGCGCGCCTCGACCCCGCAGATCCTGGGGGCCTGCCGGATCAGTGCCGCCTTTGCGCGGTCGGACCAGCGGTACTACAACGTGCCATGCCCGCATTGCGGCAACATGGCGCCGCTGACCTGGGAGAACTTCAAGAAGCGGATCGACCCGCAAAACCTGGCCGATGCGCATTTCACCTGCGAAGCCTGCGGCTGCGAAATCCGGCATTCGGACAAGCCGGCGCTGATCGCGAACGGCAAGTGGGTGGCGACGAACCCCCGCGGCGATCACCCGGGGTTTCACCTGTGGCGGGCCTACGGGCCGCAGCGGGACTGGGCCTCGATCGCATACGAATACGCGCAGGTCATGGGCTGGACCACGGCCAAGGTCAGCGGCGAAACAGAACAGGCGCTGCGCGACAAGGTCGAAGCAGAGACGGAACAGACATTCTGGAACGATGTCCTGGGCCTGCCCTACGAACAGGCGAGCAAGGGGCCGGACTGGGAAAAACTGCGCGACCGGGTCGAGAACGTGCCGGACGGTGAGGGCCGCGGGGTCGGCATCGTGCCGGCGCGGGGCGTGATCCTGACGGCGGGCGTGGACTGTCAGCTCGATCGGACAGAGGTGCAGGTGGTGGCCTATGGCGCGAACTACCAGCGCTGGGTGATCGAGTACCGGGTGATCCCGCATCACGTCGGCAGCGAAGAGGGGCGGGCGGCGCTGGATGCGTTGCTGAAAACGACCTGGCGGACCGAGAAGGGGCACCGCCTGCCGTTGGACCGCATGGCCATCGACGGCGGCACCTACACAGAGGATGTCTGGGCCTTCGCCAAGCGGTGGCAGGCCAAGCGCCTGATCGTGGTCAAGGGCGGGTCCGGCCAGACCGGGCCGATCATGAAGCGGATGGTCATGGGCGACCGCAAGGATGCCCGGGCCCGCGCCGCGCGGCGTCAGGGGCGGATCCTGAACGTCTCGCAGCTCAAGGCGGATTTCTACACCTGGCTGGGCAAGGACGATCCGCTGGCGCGCGGGTACGTGCATTTCGCGAAGGGCCTGGGGGATGAGTATTTCCGCCAGATCACATCGGAGGTGCGGGTGCTGAAACGCGACCGGGTCGGCGTGATGGTCAGCAACTGGCAGCTGGTCGAACCGACACGGCGAAACGAGGGACTGGACACGATGATCTACTCGGACGCGGCGGCGCGCGAGCTGGGTTGGACCTCGATGACCAGGGAACAATGGGCCGCCCTCGAGGCGGAACGCGGGGTCGAGGCCCCGGAAGATCAACCGGACCTGTTCGAGACACAGGCTGCCGTCCAGGTGGCCCCGGTCGAGGATGGGGTCGCAACGGTACAGACACGCCAGCGCAGGCTGCGCGGGCGGGCAAGGTAAGGATCACATGAGCGACATCGACTACGCGGCGCGGCTTGCCCTGGTGCAGGCGGCGATCAACGCGATTCTGGCCGGCAAGATGAAGTCCTACGAGCTGGAAGGGCAGCGGGTGACCTACCTGGACATGCCCGCCCTTCGGGCCGAGGAACAGCGGCTGATCACGCTCAAGAACCGCGCGGCTGGCACGCGCAGCGCCTTCAAGCGCGGGGTCATGTCGTGAAGGTTGCCAAGCAGAACCTGGCGGACCGCCTGATCGGCTGGATCAGCCCGAAGACAGGTCTTGACCGTCTGCGCTATCGCAGCGCCCTCTCCACCGCGTCGGGCTATGCTGGTGCGCGGCGTGATCGGAACGTGACCGTCAACTGGCGTGGTGCTGCTGCCTCGGCGGATGCGGACACCTTGCCCGATCTCGACGAACTGCGCGGGCGGTCCCGCGACCTGGTCCGCAACGATCCGATCGGGCAGTCGTCGATCGCGACCAAGGTCACCAACGTGATCGGGGCCGGGCACATGGTCCGCCCGGAGATCGACGCGGAGCGGTTGCGGATGACGCCAGACCAGGCCCGCGCCTGGGAGCGCGAGGCGCTGGACATCTGGACCGACTGGGCCGGGTGCCGGGATTGCGACATTACGCGCGTCCAGACCTTCGGCGAGTTGGAGGACCTTGTCTTTCGGTCGCGGCTGCTGTCTGGGGATGTCTTTGTCGTTCGGCGGTTCAAGCGCCGGGCAGGGCGCCTGCTGGCGACGGCGGTGCAGGTGGTCGAGGCGGACCGGATCAGCAACCCGCACTGGCGGACCGACAGCGACGACATCGCCGGCGGGATCGAGTTCGACGAGGACGGTGCCGCCGTGGCCTACCACGTTGCGGACCGTTACGTCCTCGATCGTGGGTTGAAGGGCAGCACGACCTGGCAGCGCATCCCGGCCTACGGCGCGCGCGGTGAATGGCAGGTCCTGCACGTGCACAACACGCGCTGGCGCCCGGACATGAGCCGCTATGCCCCGATGCTGGCGCCGGTCATCACCTCGCTGAAACAGCGGTCGGAATACACCGAGGCAGAGTTGCAGGCCGCTGTGGTCAGCGCCTGTTTCGCGATCGGGATGACCTCGGAGGGGGGCGACCTGTCGGAGGGGCTGAAAACCTCCGGTTCAGGTGGGTCGGACGCGAAACAGGACATCCGGCTGACTGATCCGGGGATGGTGTTCGACCTGCTGCCCGGCGAGTCCGTGCAAAGCTTCGCGCCCGGGCGCCCGTCGCCGCAGTTCACGCCGTTCATCGAGGCGGTGGCGCAGGAGGTGGGGGCAGGGACCGATCTGCCCTACGAGCTGCTGCTGAAGAAGTTCCAGGCCAGCTATTCCGCCAGCCGCGCCGCGCTTGAAATGGCCTGGCAGTTCTTTCGCGTGGACCGGGCGCAGCATGTCGCCCAGTTCTGCCGTCCTGTCTACGAGGCCGTGATCTCGGAGGCGGTGGCGCGCGGGTTGATCGCGGCGCCCGGGTTCTTCGACAACCCGCTGATGCGGCAGGCCTACCTGCGCGCGACCTGGATGGGACCGGCGCGGATCTCGATCGACCCGGTCAAGGACGCAAAGGCGGACCGGGAATACCTGGACATGGGCGCCACCTCGCTGACCGCGATCACCGCGGCGCGCTTTGGCCTGGATCACCGCGACGTCCGCAAGCGGCGGCAGGAGGACGGCAGCGATGCTGTCGGCGCCTCCGGATTAGCCGCCGAAGGTCCGGACGAGGAAGACGACGACGACACGTCGGACACTGAAACAGCACCGGGGGCACGCCATGCCATTTGAAAGCACGATGCAGGTTGACCGCTCGGGCCGCATCTGGGCGATGCGGCCGGATGAAATGATGATCGCGCAGGCCGTGCGTCAGCGTGAAGCCGCGCGCAGTGCGCAGTCGACCGAGGAGGTCGCGGCTCTGGCCGATGGTGAAATCCTCGACGGGTCCGATTTTGCCCGCGTGGTCGATGGCGTGGCCGTGGTGCCCGTTCGCGGTCTGCTGCTGCGTCAGTTCTCTTTCTACTTCTGGTCCTATGAAGAGATCGCGCGGGACGTGGCCCGGGCACAGGCGGACCCCGCGGTGCGCGCCATTGTCCTGGACATCGACAGCGGCGGCGGCATGGTGGCCGGCTGCGACGACTGCACCCGGTTCCTGCGCGAGAGCGGCGACAAGCCGGTCGAGGCGTTTGTCGGCGGCACGGCTGCCTCTGCGGCCTACTACCTGGCCAGCGCGGCCAGCCGCATCACCGTCGGGTCGGGCGCGATGGTCGGATCTGTCGGGGCCGTCATCGAATACATCGACATGGAACCGCTGTTCGAGGCGATGGGCGCAAGGATCGTCCGCGTGGTCGCAGAGCAGAGCCCGAACAAGCGGCTGGATCCCGAGAGCCCTGAGGGCAAGGCCGAACTGCAGGCGCTGGTCGATGCAGCCGGGCAGGAGTTCGTCGACACCGTGGCCGAAATGCGGGGTGTCACCTCAGCCGAGGTGCTGGACCGCTTCGGGCAGGGCCTCGTCTTTGACGGGGCCGAGGCGCAGCGCCGCGGGATGGTCGATGCGCGCGGGACGATGTCCGGCGTGATCGGCGCACTGTCTGGTGCGCGAGACATGGAAACCGGTTCGGGGCTGGCGGCCCGGACCAATGAAACCGCGGCCCCCGCCACCGCAGCAAAGGAGACTTCCATGAACTGGGAAGATCTGACCCTGGCCGGGCTGCGCGAGCATCGGGCCGACCTGGTGACCGAGATCGAGAGCGCGGCCAAGTCCGGCGCGGCCTCGGACACTGAAACCGCCGTCGCCGCAGCGTTGGAGAAAGAGCGGTCCCGTGTGGCAGCCATCGACGACATCGCCCGCCCGGGGGCCGAGGACATGGTCGCCAAGGCCAAGGCCGAAGGCTGGACCGCCGAGACGCTGGCGCTGGAAATGGTCAAGGCGGACAAGGCCAAGGGCGCCGGCTACGTCGCGGACCTGGCTGCGCAGGACGATGCGGCGGCGGTGGTGCCGAAACGCCCGACCCTGACCGAAGGCGCGGGTGGCACGCCCGAGGAACAGGCCGAGGCCGCCTGGGACCGCGACGCCGACCTGCGCGCCGAGTTCGGCGGTAACAAGGACGCTTACCTGAAGTTCCAGGAGGCCCAGGCTTCGGGCCGCGTTCGTATCCTCAACCGGGCTGGCTGATCGCCCGCTGATCGAAAGGAAACAGAAAGATGACGACTCTTCCCGCAGACAGCCCGCGGCAGTACCTGCCGGGCGACCAGAGCGCCTATCCGGTGATCGCGTCCGACGTGATCTACGAGGGCGCCGCCGTCGGTGAAAACGGGTCGGGCTATGCCCGCCCGCTCCAGGCCGGGGACCGGTTCCTGGGCTTCAACATCGAGACCGCCGACAACTCGGCCGGGTCCGCCGGTGACATCGACGTGACGGTGCGCACCAAGGGCAAAATCAAGCTGGCGGTCGCGTCCGTTGCGATCACCGACAACGATCGTCCGGCGGTCTACGCCAGCGACGACGACACCTTCACGCTGGTTGCCAGCGGCAATTCCCACATCGGCTATGTCGAACGCTTCGTGTCCTCTGGCGTGGCGATCGTCGAGTTCGACGCAGCGCTTGTCGGCGCGGCGGCCTGATCACAGGAGACAGACAGATGAGCAAGAACAAGGGCCTTTCTTCCCGGGCCATCATCGGGACCTTCTACCAGCGGCTCGAAGAGATCATGTCGGAGGGCTGGATCAATGATATCTCGGCCACGTTCGAGTCCGACCAGGACTCTGAGACGTACAAGTGGCTGGGCGCCGCTCCGCTGATGACGGAATGGAAGGGCAGCCGGATCATCGACGGGTTGCGCGAGAACGGCATCACCATCGAGAACATCCACTGGGCAAACGGGATCGGAATCCCGATCAGCTGGATCCGCCGCGACAAGACCGGGCAGATCATGCGCCAGATTGACGACCTGGCGGTGTCGGCGGCGAACCACAAACACGAACTGATCGTTGACATGCTGGACGGCGCCGAGGCCCTGGTTTGCTACGATGGCCAGTATTTCTTCGATACGGACCATTCCGAAGGCGAAAGCGGAACGCAGTCGAACGACCTGTCGGTCGACATCAGCGCGCTTCCGGCTTCCGTCCACGGATCGACCACATCACCGTCGGCGGAGGAAGTGCGTGGCATGGTCACGGCCTGCATCAAGGCCATCAAGGGCTTCAAGGATGATCGGGGCCGCCCGATGAACCGCTCGGCGCGGAATTTCACTGTCGTGGTTCCCAACGGATACCTGGATGCTGCAATGGCGGCGATCTACAACCCGATCCTCGGTGGCGGTGACACCAACTTCTTGCCGAACATGCCGAACTACAACATCACGCTCGCAGACGATTCCGGCCTGTCTTGGACCGACAAGCTGTGCGTGTTCCGTTCGGATGGGCAGGCGGCCCCGGTGATCTGGCAGCAGGAAACCGAACCGCAGATGAAGGCCAAGGCGGAGGGCTCGGAAGAAGAGTTCGACAACGACCGCTGGACCTTTGGTCTCGACTACTGGGCGAACTGCGGTCCCGGCTTCTGGCAGCATGCCTGCATGGCGACGGCGACCTGATCATGATCAAGGTTCGCGTAATCAAGCCCGAGGGGGCCGCGCTGCGCGGCCCCTGCAAGGTCAAGCTGACCAAGGAACAGTGGGAACGGCGTGTCTCTGTCCTGGGTCCGGTGCCCAAACGCCTGAAGGCGGTCGACCTCGACGGCGGTCAAAGGCTGATGTTCAAGCGGGGCGAGGTCATCGAGGTGGCGGATTTCAAGGGGCGGCTCAGCCCGGCCTTGTTCGAAGAGGTCAATCCGGAGCCCGGGGCTGAGACCGGGACGGAACCGGCGACAGTTCCCGATCCGGCCACCGGTTCAGTCCAGCAACCTCCGGACGCACCCACCACCGAACAGGATGACAGCGCGGGCGGTGATCCCCAGGCGGGGCCGCCCGCGTGACATTCGCCGCCGACGCCTCTGCCATCTTCGACGGGCCGCTGGGGGTGGATGCCACCTACACACCGGCCTGGGCAGGGCCGCCGGACCCTGAGCCGGAGGACTTGGCGATCCGCGTGATGCCTGACCTGTCCGACAGTCAGGACGGGTTCGGGGCGGGCACGTTCGTGTCCGCCTCGGCGGGCTTCTGGGTGCTGGTCTCGGATGTGGCCGCGCCAGTGGCGGGCGACACGATCACCGTCGACGGTGCAACCTACACTGTTCAGGGCGAGCCGGTTCGGGATGAGCGCCGCCTGAAATGGCGGATCGAGGCGCGCCCGGCATGAGCCTGCGCGTGACACAGGACGGCGACCTGCGCGACATCACCCGCCGGGACTTTGAGCAGCTGGAGCGCAGCCACACGGCGGCGATGCGGCGGGCGGGCCAGTTCCTGCAGGATGCCTGGCGCGACGAGATCCGCGAAAGCGGGCTGGGCGGGCGGCTGGCCAATTCGGTCAGGCACCAGACCTATCCGCAGGGGCAGAACAGCATGAACGCGGCGGCGCTGGTCTGGGCCAACTCGCCCAAGATCATCCTGTCGCATCTCGAAGGATCGCTGATCCGGTCGCCCAACGGGTTGTACCTTGCGATCCCGGCGCCGGGGGCCGGCAAGCAGCGGTTCGGGCGCAAGATGACGCCCGCCGCCTTCGAGCAGAAGACCGGGCTGAAGCTGCGGTTCGTCTACCGCGACAGCCGCGTCAGTTTCCTGGTGGCCGATGGCACCCGGATCAACAAGAGCGGGTTTGTCCGCCAAAAGCGCGGGCGCCGCCGGAAGGACGGAATACTGACCGGGGAACAGACCTCGGTCGTCTTCTACCTCGTGAAACAGGTCAAGCTGCGCAAGAAGCTGGATTTCCTCGCGAAGTCGGACGGCTGGGCGGCGCGCATCCTCGATTCCGTGGGCTTTGAAGAATGAGGGGCAGGGATGCCGAGTGATGTCGAGGCGCGCCTGTCGGCGTTGCACACACTGGCGAACGGCGCGGTGACAGGCGGTGTCGAGCGCAACCTTGTCGTTCCGGAGGCTATTCCCGCCGCCGGTCTGGTGATCATGCGTGACGGCCGCCCGGTGGTCGAAAGCGTGACCCTGCCGCGCACCTATCACCTCGACCACGATGTCGAGTTCGAGTTCTACGCCCAGGGCGCCACGGGCCGCGAGGCCGTGACAGACGCCCGCCGTCAGGAGCTGGGCGCCGCGATCGAGGCGGACCGGACGCTGGGCGGTCTCTGCGACTGGGTCGAGGCGCAGCCGGTCGAGAGCGACGATCAGCGCGTCCAGGGCGGCAAAAGCATGCGTGTGGACGTGGTGCGGGTCACCCTGTCCTACGCCACCACAAACCCTTTGACCTGAAGGAGGCCTGACATGGCACGAGGAAGGGGCGAGCGGTCACTGGCCGCCGCGGCATTCGAAAGCACCGAAAAGACGGCACCGGGCAGCGGGTTCTATTTCCTGCCGCACATGTCCAACGGGCTGGCGCTGGACCGGGGGCTGATCGAGGATGACCTTGTCGGCACCCGCGACCCGGGCGATGCGGACCTTGACGTGGCGAATGTCGCGGGCGACATCGGCATCCCGATTGACCTGGAGGCCCTGGGCTTCTGGCTCAAGGCGCTGATGGGCGCGCCGACTAGCGGCGACAACTCGGGTAACTCTGGCTACTACATCCACACGTTCGAATCCGGTGCCTGGTCGCTGCCCAGCTTCAGCCTGGAAAAGCAGGTGCCGGACGTTCCCAGCTACGAGATGTTCCGCGGCTGTCGCGCCGACACCCTGCGCCTGACGCTACAACGGGGTGGGCGGGTCAATGGAACGGTGGGCGTGATCGGGCAGGCGGTGACGGCCCCGGCCTCCAGCACCGCCGCCGGGACGCCGTCCAGCTACGCGCTGTCGCGCTTCATGCAGCGGCAGGCTAGCGTCGAGATCGACGCCTCGGCGCAGGCGAACGTGGTCTCGGCGGATTTCACGTTCAGCAACAACCTGGACCAGGTGGACACGGTGACCGGCGATGAGTTCATCGGCGGGCTGGACCCGATGCGTGCCGCCATGACCGGGAACCTGCGGTTGCGTTTCGCCAGCGAAAGCCTGTTCGCCACCGCCAAGGCGGGCACGCCGATCGCGCTGTCCTTCGTGCTGACGAAATCGTCCACGGAAAAGCTGACCCTGGCCATGCCGCGCGTCTTCCTGTCCGTCCCCGGCCGCCCGGTCGAGGGGCCCGGCGGGATCGAGGCCAACTTCAGCTTCATGGCGGCGCGCGCCACCGACGACAGCGCGATGCTGACCGCAACCCTTTTGAACACGGTGGAGAGCTACTGATGCTGAACCTGAACCTGAAACCCGAACCCTACTGGATCGACCTGCCGCGCGGCGTGCAGGTGCAGGTCCTGCCTGCTGGCAGCACGATCGTCGAGCAAGTCCGCCTGGACATGCGCCAGGGCGCGGACCCTGACGCAGATCCCGAAGATGCTGCGCCCCAGCCCGCCGGGATGGTGCCCTTTGCCAAGGGGCTGGCGCGGGCGGTGATCGTCGCCTGGGAGGGCGTCGGCGACGAAAACGGCAACCCGATCGAACCCTCGCGCGACTACATCAACGCGATGCTTGAGGACGGGATGATCTACCGGGCGTTCATGGACAAGTACGTCCTGCCCGCGCTGGCGGTGGACGAAGAGGGAAACGGCTGAGCCGTCGGGCCGAATGGCATTTCGGCTCGGACGGCTATTGCAGCAGTTGCGCGGGCGTCTGTGACGCCTGCCCGATGAAGGTGAACGCACCGCAGAGCATCGAGGGGCGGCAGGTCTGGGACCTGGCCCTGCGCTGCGGCGGACAGATCCGCGCCCTGCCTGGCCGGGTCATCGGATACGACATGACCGCCGTGCTGGCGGTCGGGGATGCCCTGGGCATCCCGCGCATCGCCGTGGCGGAGCTGATGCCACGGATCGAGCAGGCGGCGGTGGCCGCGATCAACGAAGCGGCAGACCAGGAAATCGAAAGCGCAGGACATGGTGCAGCGGAAGGTCACATACCGGGCTGAACTCGCCGGCGGCCAACAGGTCGAGGGCGGGTTCAAGAAGATCGGCGACTCGGGCCGGCAGGCCTATGAAAAGATCGACCGCGGGCAGAAGTCGGCGGAGAAGTCGGCCAAGGCGTTCGAGCGGATGCTGGATGCGGAGGAACGGCAGTTCAAGGCGCTCAAGGCCAGCATCGACCCGGCCTATGCCGCCCAGATGCGGTTCGAGAGGGCGCAGGCCCAGGTCAACCGGGCGGTGAAGCTTGGGGTCACTTCTCAGCAGGAGGCCGCCGAGGTTCTTCGCGGCCTCGAGACGCGCTCGCGCAGCGCGGCCACGGCGATGGAATTGGTCGACACGGCCAGTGTCGGGGTAAATAGGGGTCTTAGTCCTGCGGCTCAAAACAATGCCAAGATGTTCGCCTACCAGCTGAACCAAGTGGCACAACAGGGCGCTGTGACGGGCAACTACATGAACGCACTTTCCATTCAGGCGGCAGACATGTTGGCTGTTTTTGGTCTTTGGGGTGTTCTTGCTGGCGGTGTGACCGCCGTCATGGGTCCGCTCGCCATGTCGTTCTTCGATGCTGCGGACGGTGGAAAGGAATTTGAGGACTCCCTCGCCGATTTGGATCTGATCATGTCGGACCTTGGGGATTCGTCCGACTTGCTCGCGATGGATCTTGTGGAGTTGACCAACAAGTACGGTGCTGCTGCGGACAGGGTTAGAGAGTTCGCCCAGTTCCAGGCCCAGATCCGGGTCAGCGATGCGCGAGAGGCTCTGCAGGCCCAAACGAGTGTGCTGGACGATCTCCTGACGCAGTTCATCATTTCGACGGAAAGCGGCTACGCTTTTGAAAGGACCATCGACCGAATTTCGACTGCGTTTGGGACCAGTCGTACCGAGGCAATCGCACTCGAACAAATCCTGCAGGACATGTTCACGGCGTCCACCTTTCCCGAACAGCAGAGAGCGCTGGAGGAAATGGTCGCGTTTCTCGAAAGGGCGGGTGTGGAAGCCAACAATCTTCCGCCAGAGTTCCGCGCGGCAGTGGACCGCATGATCGAATTGTCGAACGCGACAGACGCTGCCGCCGCACTGGCGCGGGATGTCGGAGACGCAGCAGAAGGGATTAGCTTCGACGGCGCAAAGAAAAGTGCCGAGGGGTTGGTCGATCAACTACGGCAAGCCTTTGTCTACGCTGCCGGTGTCGCTCAGGCGCTTGCGGACAATGCCGTCTATGCAAACCGGGTCGGGCGCGGGCGTGGGGGCGATCCCCGCAACTTCGGGGGGTCCATCAAGGACTGGCAGACGAACGATCCGCGGGCCCAGCTTGCCAAGAGCTTGCAATTCAAGCTGCCGGACGTCGCCGGCGGTGGCGGCGGTGCTGCCTCGCGAGAGGCCAACCGGCTGGATCAGGAGGCGCTGCGCATCCGCCGGGCCACCACAACGGCACTGGAGAAATACAACGCCAAGATGCGGCTGGCGCAGGAGCTGCTGGAAACGGGCCGGATCAGCCAGGAGGTCTACAACCGCCATGTCGAGGCCACGAAAGAGGCCTACCGCAAGGCCAGCGAGGGACAACAGCAGTTCACCCGCTACGTCCAGCAGGGCCGGGATGCGGTGATCAACACGATCATGGGCCAGAAAAACGCCTTTGATCAGCTCAAGCAGGCCATTGCCCGCGCCGCCATCGAATACGCGCTCTATCGCACCATCGCGGGCCAGCCGGTGACGGGTGGCATCATGGGGCTGGTCAAATCGGTGGTCGGGGGCCTCCTGCCCAGCTTCGACACGCGCGGCTATACCGGCAACGGGCCGCGCTCTGGCGGGGTCGATGGCAAGGGCGGGATGATGGCCGTCGTGCACCCGCGCGAACGCTGGTCCTCGGACGCGGCGGGCGACTATCGGCGCGGGTCGGGTGGCCGTCAGCAGGATATCCCGTTCATCGGCATCGGTGACGGCGTGCAGGTGCAGTGGATGCGCGCGGCAGAGGCCCGCAGCCTGCAACAGCTTGGCGGCTACGCGCAGTTCCAGCGCCAGAACTTCGGCGCCATGATTGGCGAGCTGCAGGGCAGGGGAACACTCTGATGGCGCGCGAGATCCTGACCGTGCCACGCAGCCTTGTCCGGTCCAGTGGCATTAACTGGACCCTCGACCATCGCGGCCAGGACGCGGGGCCGACAACGAACAACATCAACCAGATGTTCACCTCGGCCTTTCCGCATTGGACGGGGCAGCCGAAGCTGCACCTGCACCGCGCTGCGATCCTGCATTGGCGGGCCGTGGTCAGCATGGCGCGCGGGCGCGAACGGGTGATCCGCCTGCCGATGATCGACCCGCTGGGGACGGACTGGGCGGCGATGGCGGGCAGTCATGCCGCGCAGGGCGTGCCGTTTTCCGAAGGCCAGTATTTCTCGAACGGGCTGGGGTTCGCCTATACGCCCTTCGGCCTGGCGGTCGGCGCCCATGCGATCGGGGCCACGCAGATCACCGTCGATTACGCGCCCACGGGCACGCCGGTCCAGATGGGCCAGCGGCTGAGCCACGACGACTGGCCCTTCGAAGTGGTCGGCGTGCTGGACACCAGCGGCACGGAACAGACCCTGCAGGTGGAACCCTGCCTGCGCAGCGCGGTGAGCGATGGCGACATCGTCCATTTCGAGGCGCACGGGCTGTTCGAACTGGTCAATCCGACCGGGGCCGCGCCGCATTACGCGCGCGATCACCGCGCCCGGCCAGAGATCGCGCTGCGCGAGGTGGTGACGCGATGAGTTTTTTCCCCAGCGGATACGATTTCCGGGCGCAGTCGCAGCGGTTGCTGCACCTGGCCAATGTCAACACGCCCGACGGCGACTACGGGTTCATCCTGGGCGCCGATGGCAAGTTCACCGACATCGACGGCAAGACATGGTGGGGGTCGCGCCTGGTGCAGGCGGATGCGCTGGGGTTCGGGCTGAATGGAACGGCCAAGGCCTCCAGCGTGTCGCTGTCCTTTTTCGAGGACCCGGTCGATCCATCCGACCTGGTGACGCAGATCACCGAGCTGGGGTCTGCCTACGTCAAGGGGCGGGCCTTTACCCGCTACCTGCAGGTCTTCGACAGCGTGGAACAGATGTATGCGCCCGTGCATGCGCCGCGCCAGGTCACACAGCTGACGATGGATCATATCACCATCGACGCGCCCGATGACGTGGTCCGGGTGATCCGCCTGCACATGGAAAGCCCGTTCCGGGTGCGCAACGGCGCGCGGCGGCTGGTCTACAACACTGCCGACCATTCCCGGCAACTGGGCGAGGACAACCCCAGCTACGAGTTCATCCCGACCGAACCCCGCCAGGAAAAGAGCATCATCGGATGACCCGGCTGCAACTGTTCATCCAAGGCTGGCTTGCCGAGCCCGCCCGATGGGGTGTGTCCGATTGCTGCCTGTCGGCGCTGGACTGGGCCGGGCAGGTGCGCGGCCTCGACCTGACCGAGGACCTGCGCCTGACCTACGAGGACGCGGCCCAGGCGCAGCGCGTCACGCGGTTTTTCACCCAGCCCTTGCGGCTGGCCTCCGAGATCCTGGAGGGCAGGGCGGGCCTGTCCCCGGCGCGCGAGGCGGTGCGCGGGGACGTGGCCGTGTTCAAGCTGTTTCACCCGGGGCGGGGGCAGGTGATGCCGGTGGGCGGCATCTGCATCGCTCCGGGGCTGTTTGCCTGTCGGGGGGAACCTGGCGGGCAGGCGCCCATGCATTCGGTGCGGCCGGAAAGGATCATGCGCGCATGGGAGGTGGGATATGACGGGGCGTAGAAGGCTGCTGGGGGCGCTGCTGGTGACAACGGCGCTGTCGGCGCCTGTGCCGGCTCATGCCGGGCCGGTGGTGGGGTTCGTGGCTGGCCTTGTCCAGGGGATCACTGGGCTGTCGCTGGGCGTATCGGCTTTGGCGCCCGGGTTTGTGACGGGTGTCCTGGCATCGACCTACGTCACGGGGTTCTTCGGTACGCTGGCGGGGCGCGCCCTGCTGGCCCTTGGAACCTCGGCGCTTGTCTCGGCCCTGACGCCGCAGCCGGAACTGCCCAAACCGTCGGAGCGCCTGTCGAATTACATCCAGTCCGCCGCGCTGATGGAGCGCGCCTATGGCAAGCTGCGCAAGGGCGGTCCGGTCGGCTTCCGCTCCGGGCTGGTAGACAACCGGCGGCACATGACGGTGACCCTGGCCGCGCATCCCACCAATGGGCCGGTGGCGCATTTCCTCGACTTCGAAGAGGTGACGGTCAACGAGGTCGGGAACGTCGTGTCGGACCGCTACCGGCGTAGTGCCTATTCCGCGACCGACGCGGAACGCGGGTCCTACGTCAACATTCGCACCCACACCGGTGGGCCGTCGCAGGCGGTGGATGCGATCCTGGATGCCGAGTTTGCCGAGATCACCGCCAACCATGACTTTGCCGGGCACAGCTACGCGGCCATCCAGTACCGCCGCGCCGCCGCCGAACAGGCGCTGAAGGTCTACACCCAGGGGCGCGAACCGGACTACGCCCCGGTCTGGGAGTTCTGGAACGAGATCTACGACCCGCGCGACGACAGCACCGGCTACAGCAACAACTGGGCGCTGTGCTTTGCGCATGAGCTGGTCACCGTCTGGGGCTTCGAGGTCGACTGGGACCGGGTCGCGATCGAGGCGGATGTCTGCGACGAAAGCGTGACCAACCGCGACGGCGGATCGCAGTCGCGCTACACCTTCAACCATACTTTCACCGACGACCAGAACTTCGAACAGGTCCGGGCCCAGTTCGTCGCCGCGGCCAACGGGTTCATCTGGCAACGCCCGGACGGCAAGGTGGATTTCTACGCCGGGCGCTGGATCGAACCGACCCTGACCCTGACCGCCAGCGATTTCGAGTCGCTGTCGATGGTCGAGGGCAACTTCGGGATGAACCCGCCGACCGAGTACGTCGCCGAGTACCGCGAACCCGGCAATGCCTACCGAGAGACGCCGTCCGCGCCGTTCATCGTGGACGCGGTGGCGCCTCGCATCGCGCGCCCGCTGGCGATCTACGGCATCGACAACCACAACCAGGCGCTGCGCGTGCTGAAACCGCTGGCCCGGTCGGAACGGGCGCCGATCAAGCTGTCCGGCACCCTGCGCCTTGCGGGGTTCGAGGTGATCGGCGGGCGGGAATGGTCCGAGGCCAGCAGCGGCGCGAAACAGTTGGCGCACCGCTTCGTCACGGTGCAGCACCCGATCCTGTTGCGGGACGTGACCTGCGAGGTCTCAATGATCGAGATGAACGCCGACGGCACCAGCTTTCAGATCGAGCTGGCCGAAAGCGTCGAGGAGGACTGGACCTTCACTGCCGCGACCGAAGAACCGGCGCCCCCCAGCTACAACAACGACGACGTGTCCGGGTCCGACCCGGTCGACCCGATCGCCGACCTTGCCGGTTCCGTGGTCGAGGGCACGGGCGGGGTGGCGCAGATCATGTGGACCTGGACGGCGCCGGATGACCTGTTCCCGGTCCTGCGGCTGCGCCGCGACGGCGACGAATGGGTCGAGGTCGAGCTGCAGGAAGGCGCCAGCGAATACGTCCAGACCGGATTGGTGGACGGCGCCACCTACGAGGCGCAGATCCGCGCGCGCACCTCGGGTTATGACGTCAGCGAATGGAAGCCGGACACGCCGCTGTCGGTGGTGGCAGTGGCCAATACCACGGCGCCGGCGGCGCATGGGTCCGGCAACCTGTCGGTGTCCAAGTCCGGCAGCGACGTGACCGTGGCTTTCACCTCGCCCGATGACGCGGCCTACTACGCCACCCGGATCTACCGGGCGGATTATGCCGCCGCGTATTCCGGTCCCTTCGACCTGGGCGATGCGGTGCTTGTGCGCACGGAATACGGTCTGCCGGACGCAGACGACGAATGGCTCGACGCCTCTTTGGCGGCGGGCGTCTACGCCTACTGGGTCGCGCCGATCAATGCCTCTGGCATCGAGGGCGACGAGACCGGCCCGGAAACCATCGAAATCACCTGACAGAGAGGCGAGCATGGCTGTTGCTCTTCCCGCCCGCACCGTGGTGCTGGGCCTTCCCAATCGTGCGGACCACCAGGTCGTTTCGACCGAGCTGGCGACGCTGCTGGCGTATTTCGAGAGCCTGCTGGGCTCGGCCATCGGCTATTACGAGGACGATCTTGCCGATCTGCCCACGGCCTCGGGCGTGACCAGTGGCAGCTTCGCGATGGTGCTGAACGATGCCACGGCCTCGAACCGCGGTGTCTACCAGGAACAGTCCGACGCCTGGGTCAAGGTCGCCGACCTGCCCGAGGGGTTCACCTCGTCGGACCCGGTGATCCTGACGGCGGGCGGGACGGCGGATGCGATCGCGGCCACCGCGAACCGGTCCTGGCAGTCGGGCGCCTTTGCCGAGACCTTCACCATGCAGGTGGCAGCGGACAATACCGGCGCCGTCACCGTTGCTGTGGACGGGGGCAGCGCGCTGGCGCTGGTCGACGCGGACGGCAGCGCCCTGGCGGCCGGGTTCCTGGTCGAGGACATGGTCATCGACTTCCGCTACGACGGCACGCAGTACCGGCTGACCTCGACCTCCAGCGCGGCGGCCACGCTGTCGGGCGCACAGGCGGCACAGGCGGCGGCAGAGGCCGCGCAGACCGCGGCAGAGCTGGCAGAGACCGGGTCCGAGGCCGCGCAGACGGCGGCGGAGGCGGCGCAGGGCGTGGCCGAACTGGCCGCGCAGGCGGCGGGGAATCCGATCTATGCCAGCCTGGCGGCGGGCGAGGCGGCCACGGTCAGCGACGACATCTTCCTTGTGTCGACGGCGCCGGGCATGCGCGTCTACCAGAACGTCAGCGGCGCGGGCGTGCTGCTGGGGTGGCTGGGCGACATCGTCTACGATGACCGGGCGGCGCTGGCCAGCGCCAGCCACACGGGGTTCGCCAATGGCACGATCGTGCGGACGCGGTCCGAGGGGCTGGCCGTGCAGGTCGTGGCCTCTGGCGGAGATTTCACCAACGCCGGCGGGGTCGCGTTCGAGGTCCTGCCGGACAGCCGGGGCCGCTATCACCTGGCAGCCTTCGGCACGACCGGCGCGGCGCTACAGGCGGCGGTGACGCGGGCGGCGGGGGCCGAGATCGTCACCAAGCGCGGCACCACGATCAACTTCTCGACGGCGATCACCCTGCCGTCGGGTGGGGTGCATTTCTCGGGCCGGGGCACGCTGAATTACACCGGGTCGGGCGCCGCCTTCACCGCGTCGGCGGCGATTGACGATTTCCGGGCGCGGCAGGTCACCCTGTCCTGCGATGCCTCGCAGCGGATCTTTGACCTGGCCCACGGCGTGGGCTTCCTGCAGTTCCACGACACGGTGCTGACCGGCTGGGACAAGTGCATCGACACCACGACGCAGACCATCACGATCGACCGCATCCGGCTGACCGACAACTATGTTCATGACTGCGGATCCGGCTTCATCGTGCAGGCGGACCAGATCGGCACCGGGCGCGCGACGGGCAACTACTTCCTCGACATCACCCGCGCCGGGACGATCTTCTGCATCCAGTTCGGCGGGAACGACACCGACGAAATGGACAACCGCGGCGATTACGTGATCGAGGGCAATGTCTTTGAGAACATCGTGTCCAGCGTGTCCGATGCGGAAACCCACGCCGCGATCTGTTTCGGCAAGCGGGCGGTCATCAGCGGCAACATCGTCTTCGATCTCTACAACGCCGGCACGCAGGATGCCGAGGCGATCTATACCAAGTGCCGGTTTTCCAACGTCAGCGACAACGTGATCGAGAACGGCGGGCGCGCGAACAACGGCGCGATCGCGGTCAAGGGCCTGTCGCGCGAGGCCTCGCCGCTGGATGCGCCCTATGGCTATGCCTGCGTCGTGTCGGACAACGTCATCAAGTGCGATGGCACCTCTGCCAACCAGACCGGCATCTACATCCAGGCGGAAAACGTCAGCTGCACCGGCAATTACACCGAGGGCTGCACCCAGTACGACATCGCCGTCTCGGCCCGCGACGGCCACGGGGTCAACGTCTCGGACAATGTCAGCGCCAAGTCGAAGGCGGTCAGCGTGATCTTCACCTGGCTGGACACCAACGATGTGGCGATCCGCGGCAACGTGATCACCGAATACCTTGGCGCCGATTCCCAGACCTGTTCGATCATCATGCTGGAGACGGCCACCACCGGCCCGAAACAGTATTCCTGCACCGGCAACGTGATCTCCGTCGATGCGGCGACGGCGGCCTCGATCGTCTACGGCATCCGGATCAACACGGAAAACGACGGATCGACCTTCGAGCGGATCAGCATCATCGAGAACATCGTCGACGTGTCGAACGCCGGGTCCAACTTCGGCATTGCCATCGGCGGGTCCGAGACGGTGCAGGACCTGCTGGTCGCCATGAACCAGGTCAAGGCCGCCACGGGCAACGAATTCGACATCGCCAGCGGCGTGACCCTGGCGGGCACGATCCGGATCGCCAACAACGTCTTCCGCGGCATCTTCAAGCGCACCACGGCCCAGACCCTGACCTATGACATGGTCGGGCAGAACTGCATCTACACCGGCGGCACGGCGGCGAACTGGACGCTGCCGCCCGCCGTGGTGGGCGCGACATTCACCCTGGCCAACCGCAACACCGGCGGCAATGCGGTCGGCTATGTCGTCACCAGCGGGGACAGCTTTCACGGTAGCGCCAGTACGGCCACCATCGCCGTGCCCGGCTGCATCACCGTCGAATGCCTGGAGGCGGGGATCTGGGAGGTGGTCAGCGCCGCCGGGGCGGTCACCTTCGCATGACAGAGGAACGACTGGCCGCCGAACTGGGGCGCCTCGCCGGGACGATGGAACGCATGCTGCACGAGGCAGAGACCCAGCGGGCGGCGACCGAGGGTCTGCGCGAGGAACTTGTCCGCCAGAGGCAGGAGGACAACCTGCGCGAGTTGCGCATCAGCGGGATCGAGGCGCGGCTGGACGAGGTCGAGCCGGTCACGCGATCCGTCACCAGCTGGAAGGCCCGCATGACCGGCGCGGGGATCGTTCTGGGCTGTCTCGGGTCGATGGCTGCCGGGGGCGTGGCGCTGTTCTGGGACAAGCTGGCCCAGGCCCTGGGCCTCAAGTGAAGCGCTGCCTGGCGCTGAACCTCTGGGGCCTCTGGCGCCGGGGGCCGCTGCTGCCGCGCGCGCTGGTGCGCGACGACACATCCGACAATCGAAAGGACTCGGCATGACCGACAAGACCATCGCGGCGGTCGAACCGCTGCTGGCGGTTCTGCGCCTGCACGAAAGCGCCGACGATTACGGCGCCGTCTGGGGCGGGATCAAATCGCAGGATCACCCGCCGCGCCCGCTGGTCGAGATGACCGTGGGGCAGGTGCTGGACTGGCAGGACAGCATCGACCGCCGGTACAACAGCGAGGCGGCGGGGGCCTACCAGATCCTGGAGGACACGCTGCGCGGGCTCTACCGCGAGGCGGGCGTGCCCCTGACCGCCCGGTACGACCGGGCCACGCAGGACCGGCTGGCGCTGGGGCTGCTGCGGCGTCGCGGCCTGGACGATTTCCTGGCCGGCCGCATGGCGCCCGAGGCCTTCGCCCTGTCGCTGGCGAAAGAGTGGGCGAGCCTGCCGGTGCCGCATGATGTCCAGGTCAAGGGGCGCACCGTGCGGGCCGGGCAGAGCTACTACGCGGGTGACGGGCTCAACAAGGCGCACGCCAGCATCGACGAAGTCATGACCGCCCTGCGCCAGATCCGCGCCGCGCCGCAGCCGGACCCCAAGGACCCCGTCACCTCGCGCATCGACACCTCGCTGAAGGAGGCGACCAAGGTGCTGGGCGGGGCAGGGACGGGCTATGGCGGCGCCCGCGTGATCGACAGCGCGCCACCCTGGGCGCTGGATGCGGCATGGGGGCTGGGCCTGTTCCTGGCCGCTGCTCTCGGCCTGCTGGTCCTCGTGCGCGTCTTGAAGGCGGTGTGGAAGTGAGCCGGGTTACTCGGCGGGGCCAATCCGTTTCCTTCGACTGCCCCGGCTGCGGCTGGACGCATGTTCTGAACACCGACTCTGCGCAGCGCCCGGTCTGGTCGTTCAACGGTGACGTCGACCGGCCGACGATCAGCCCGTCGATCAATGCGTGGAGAGAGTGGGGCCCGGAGAGGAAGACCCAGCGATGCCACAGCTTTGTCGAGAATGGCCGCATCCGGTTCCTGCCGGACAGCACGCACCAGCTTGCGGGGCAGACCATCGACCTGCCGGAGATCGAGGCGTGACCCGCCTTGCCATCGCGCTGGCGCTGGCCGCCAGCCTTGCCGCCGGGATCTACGCGCTGGGGAGGCGCGACCATGCCCGGGACATCCAACAGGAGAATGACGATGCCACGAAAGCCGCGATCTGGGCGGAGCTGGGCCGCCGCGACTGTGTTGCTTCTGGGGGGCTGTGGGATTTCGCAGCCGGAGAGTGTGCCGGGCCTGTCAGCGACCCTCGGTGACGCGCTGCCCGGCGCGCAGGGCCTGACGATCGAGGACCAGGAGCGCATCGACGAAACCGTTGCGCGCGGCTGTGCGGCCGGTGTCTGGACCCGCGCCCGCTGTGCCGATCACACGCCGGCGAGCGCGAAGAGGCGGGCGGAGCTTGCGCAGTGAAGATCGCCCTATGCTTGCAAAGGCATTATCTACGCCAAGCCGGAGTCGATGCCCTCATCGCAGTTCCCGGGTAGTGAGATCCTGCACGCGCGGTCGAAAAGCTGCGGAAGCCG